CGACTACTAAACGATGATGAAGTATTAGGGGTTATTAAGAATCCCGAATCAGTTCTTCATTTAATTTAACATAGGAGGCACTATGCCAGAACAAGAGAAACCAAAACATGATTTAATTGATGTTGGCGAAGATCAAGGCGCTGAGATTCATTTAGATGACAAAGGCAACCCTGAAAAAGCAGAAGTTGTTGCAGAAGAAAAAATAGAAGTAGAACAGGTAGAAAAAGAAAATCCTGTTATAGAGTCTAAAAAAGAAGATAAAGACGAACTTGCTGAATACAGCGAAGGAGTCCAAAAACGTATTTCCAAACTAACTCGTAAAATGAGAGAAGCGGAAAGACAAAAAGAAGAAGCTGTTGCTTTTGCTCTTGCAGCTAAAAGAGACAAAGAAGAAATGGAAAAAAGATTTTCTACTTTAGATAAATCTTACGTTTCTGAATTTGAAAAAAGAGTCGTTACCAATATGGAAGCGGCAAGAAAATCACTTAAAAATGCTATTGAATCTGGAGATGTAGATGCACAAGTATCAGCTCAAGAACAAATTGCTTTTTTAACTTCTGATGCAGCTCGTTTGGGTGTTCTTAAACATCAACTAGAAGAAACTGCTCAAAAACAAGTTAGAATTAATCCTCAAAGAACTGAGGTTATAAATAACTATCAACAAGGTTATAACAATGTACCTAGAGATATCCCTACAGATACAAAAGCAGAGGCTTGGGCATCTAAAAATACATGGTTTGGTAGTGATACTGCTATGACTTATACTTCTTTTGATATACATAAAAAGCTTGTAGAACAAGAAGGATATGATCCTCAATCTAATGAATATTATGCGGAAATTGATAAAAGAATAAGACTTGAATTCCCCCATAAATTTGATAAGATAGAGGGTAATACTACAGAAAGAGCAAAACCTGCTCAAAATGTAGCTTCGGCTAAACGTTCAGCCCCAACAGGACGCAAAAAAACTGTGAAGCTCTCGCCGTCACAGGTAGCAATTGCTAAAAGATTAGGCGTGCCACTAGAAGAATATGCGAAACAATTAAACATCACGGAAGGAGTATAGGCATATGGAAAAAGATAAAAACAAAACTTCACGTGCGAGTCAATCAAGAGATAATTCTGCAAAGAAAAAAACTTGGACTCCACCCTCATCACTAGATGCACCACCTGCACCAACAGGTTTTCGTCATCAGTGGATACGAGCAGAATCTATGGGTTTTCAAGACACGAAAAACATAGCTGCTTCATTGAGAGAAGGATATGAATTGGTTAGAGCTGATCAATATCCCGACTCAAATTATCCAGTTGAGACTGAAGGCAGATACGCAGGAGTCATCGGAGTAGGAGGCCTATTGCTGGCTAGGATACCAGAAGAGATCGCGCAACAGATTGATGCATATTATGCAAAACAAACTGCTGATAAAGAAGAAGCGATTAATAACGATCTCATGAAGGAACAGCATCCAAGTATGCCAATCAATAATGAAAGGCAAACTCGTGTAACCTTCGGTGGTACAAAGAAGAACTAATTATTTAGTAATTCCTAAACCAACGAATTAACTTAAAACAATAACAAGGAAAAAAATATGGCAAACGCAAGCACAACTGGATTTGGACTTCGAGCTGTAATGACTGTTGGAAACACTCCAGCTACGTCAGGACAATCTGAGTACTTTATCCAAACATCACCAGGCGTTGGTTCTTTTAAAGGAGATCCAGTATCAGTCCAAGACTCAGGCGGAGCACAAGGATTTGTACAGGATGCATCTTTTACTACAACTGATGATGGTGGAGCAGGTGGAACTTCTTATACAAATACCTCAGAAGCACTTTTAATAGGTGTATTTAACGGTTTTTTTTATATTAGTTCTAACGGAAAACCAACTTTCGCTAATTCAGTAGATGCTTCTACTGCAACTAGTGTTAACTACAACACAGGCTCTAATAACATTACAGCCTTCGTGATTGATAACTCAAACCAAGAATATGTGATAAAAGCAGATGCAGCACTGGGAACAGATGCAGCAACAGCTCAAGCAAAATTTGGTGCGGCTAATCAAATGAATACTAACAACTACACTGCATCTTCTAATATAGATGGTCAATCTATTACGACTTTAGATATTGGATCTGCAGCTACAACGGCTATGTTTACATTAGTACGATCAGCAAATGACCCTGAAAACAGTGATTTAACTGCAGCAGGTGCAAATATTATCGTAAAAATTGCTAAATCATCGTCTTTGTATAATTAATAGCGAATAGGAGATAAATAAATATGGCTATATCACGAGCACAACTAGTTAAAGAACTAGAGCCAGGTTTGAATGCACTATTCGGACTTGAGTACAAACAATACGTAAACGAAGCAGCAGAAATTTTTGATACTGAAACTTCAGACAGAGCTTTTGAAGAAGAAGTTATGTTATCAGGATTCGGAAACGCAGCTGTTAAGCCAGAAGGTCAAGGTGTAACATTTGATGATGCACAAGAAACTTTCACGGCTCGTTACACAAACGAAACAATCGCGTTAGCGTTTGCAATCACAGAAGAAGCTATTGAAGACAATTTGTATGACAGACTAGCGTCTAGATATACAAAAGCTTTAGCAAGATCTATGGCAAACACTAAGCAAGTCAAAGGAGCGGCAGTACTAAATAATGCATTTAGTAACACTTATGCCGGTGGTGACGGAGTAGCATTATGTGCGACTAATCACCCAACTCTTTCTGGAACTTTCTCAAACGAGTTAACTACTCCAGCAGACTTGAACGAGACATCTTTAGAGCAAGCTCTAATTGATATCGCGGCGTTTACAGATGAAAGAGGCCTAAAAATTGCAGCAAGAGGAATGAAATTAATTATCCCTTCTGCTCTACAATTTACTGCTGACAGACTAATGGCGTCTCAAGGTAGAACGGCTACAGCTGATAATGACATCAATGCTATTAGAAATATGGGAATGATTCCACAAGGTTATACTGTGAATCACTTCTTGACTTCTAATAAAAAATGGTTCCTTAAAACAGATGTACCAAATGGTCTTAAACATTTCATGAGATCACCTATCAAAACTACTATGGAAGGTGACTTCGACACTGGTAACGTAAGATACAAAGCTAGAGAGAGATATGTATTCGGATTCTCTGACCCTAGAGGTATTTTCGGATCAGACGCGACATAATCGTTAAAAGATTATTTTCTTAAAAAGGGAGGTCTCTTGACCTCCCTTTTTTTTTGTGCTAAACTAAAATTTCAATCATGAAAAACTTTCTCATACATATTTGGGCTTATGGTCATCATGCTAAATTCAATGTTTTAGCTGAGGACAATCCTGATTCTGTTGAAAACGCTATACTTGACAAAATAGGAGAAAAAAGTATAAAATGGGAAAATCTTGGCAGGTCACATACCAGCCGAGTTAAACGTATAACTTTTGAGGAGGTTATAGATGATACAAGACCTATACAGACAAAAGAGGATCTTGGAGTTGAAGTGGGAGCAAGAGTATCTTGACAATGGCAAGTATACTCTAGACATGGTCCAAATAGATAGTAAAATTAAAGAAACTATCTCTGAGATCAAGCTTGAAGAGAGCAGAATAGCATATAGAGAAGCTGCTATTTTAAATGCTGCCCCTGAAGTTTCAGTAGCTACTTAATAAAAAGCTACAACATTGAAATTAAGAAATTCATGCAAGGATATCTTGCGCTCTTTCAAAAAATAAGCTATATTTATATCACTATACATAACCTTCTGATCTAGACGCGTATAGTCGACAGCCTAGAGACTAGATTGGAATAACTAGGAGAATATAACTATGGCAAAAACAACATTTTCAGGACCAGTCCTTTCACAAAACGGAGTTGGATTTCTTGGATCAATTATACCTGGACTTACAGGTCTTACTGCATCTACAGTAGCAACAGCAACAACTTTAACTTATGCTGCTAATACTATAACAGTAAATAATTACACTGGTGCTGCAGCTCAAACTGTAACATTACCAGCAGCTAAAGCAGGAGTAGTAGTAGTTCATGCTCAATCAGTTGATACAACTGGCGGAACTGCTAAATTAATTTTTGATTGTGCAGGAACAGATGTACTTGCAACAGGATCAATAATTGAAAGCAGAACAACTAACGCTCTTTCTATTGATACATCAACTGCAGGTGAAACTCGTCTTGAGTATACACCAGCAAACGCTACAACTAATTTATTTAGTCAGGGTTCTTATATTTATTTTTCATGTGCACAAGATGGTACATGGACAGTATCTTATAGAATGCAACCAAACCCAGTAAGCGCAGGTAGTGCAAGTTCTACAGGTGTTTTCGCTTTTGCAGCGTAAATAATTAATAATTAAAAGAGCTCCTTCGGGAGCTCTTTAATAAGGAGATAAAATGAGTTACAAAAGTGATATACAAGCAACTAGATCAGCGGCAGCAGCTGGAGCAACAGCAATCGTAGCACAGCCTATTCGTTTAAGAGGAATTATTATTGCATCTGATGGTGTTGGAGCAGGGCTTTTAGAATTAACTACAACTTCTAATTCAGGAACAACATTGTTTATTGGTGATGTTCCAATGGGAGATGTTGTTAATATTTCTTTTCCAGAAGATGGAATTGTTTTTCCAAAAGGAATTTACTGTAAAACAAAAACTAACATCGCTGCTTATACATTATTGACAGATAGATATTCTGCACCAGGTTTAACAGCAAATTAATATCGCATGGCGACTACAACTTACACAGTAACCGTCGCAACGGGGCAGAACGCATTTGGTGCGGGTACTAATAAATTTTTTATTAATGGTACTGTAAGTCCTGTTCTTTATTTATATGAAGGAGATACTTACATATTTGATCAATCAGCCGCATCTAATGCTGGTTTTACATTTGCATTTTCATCTACTAAAGATGGTACTAATACATCAGGTGGTGTTGCTTATACTAATGGTGTAACAACTGTAGGTACTCCAGGTACTTCAGGAGCATATACTCAAATCGTCGTCGCTCCGGTAGCCAGCATCGGCGCTCCGGTATTATTTTATTACAATGCCTCAACAGCAGGCATGGGTAATCAAGCACAAACTATTTCCCCTACTTCTGGAACTACAGAATTTGATCCACAAATAGATGATATTATAGAAGAAGCTTATGAAAGAACTAACATTAAAGGTACAAGAACTGGATATCAGTTAAAAAGTGCAAGACGTTCTTTAAACATTTTATTTCAAGAATGGGAAAATAGAGGCATCCATTTATGGAAAATAAAACTTGCAAAAATTCCTTTAATATTAGGACAAGCTGAATATAATTATGCAAATGATACTGTTAATTTTCCAAATGATATTTCAGATGTTATGGAAGCTTTTTATAGAAACAATTCAGATACATCTAATCCACAAGATATTGCATTAACTCAAATTGATAGATCAGCTTACAATGCAACACCTAATAAATTAGCACAAGGAACACCTTCTCAATATTATGTAGATAGAAAAATAAATCCTAG